GGTCTTGAACCACCAGCGATACCGGCCCGTCGCTGCCAGCTGATCCGTCTGCACCTCGGAGAGCGAGACGTTGACCTGGCCGGCTGTGAGGTTGACCGGCGTGACCGTGAATGCCACCACCGTGCCGCCGGCAGCCACGGTCACGCCTGCTCCGAGCCCGCCCCCAGCAGCGACGCTCGTGAGTGAGTAGATGCGACTGTCGTATGCGTAGCCCGTGAGGTTCGTTCCGTCCATCGAAATGACCATGCCGAATTCGTCGCCCTTGACGAACGCGAGGTCAAGCTCGGCCGGCAACTGTTCGTAGGTGGTGTCTGCCATGATTCTGTTTTACGCCTCGCGGGGGCTCATCTTGCAGAAGACGTCTAGGCGGGCGGCGAGCCAAACAAGGACGAAAACGACGCCTCTGGCATGACCCGACGGTTGAGTACGGCCGGTGCGCCGCCCGTCTGCCCGCCGCTGCCGTTCAGGCCGACAGGGTTGGGACTCGGCACCCACTCGCCATTCTGAAAGTCGAACACCATCGCCCGCCGCTTCTGGCCGCTCGCGATGTAGTTCCACCCAACGTCAGGCAGGAGCAGATTCCAGCCGGTCGGGCGGAAGAGGATCTGAGACTCGACCTTCCAATACGGGAACACGACGTTCCCCCACAGCTCCTCTGTTCGCTCGACCTTGGAACCCTCGTGCTTGCACTGGTAAGGAGAAGCGCCAGAGAAACTGTCACTGTTGACGAACCCAAATGAGTTGATGATCGCCGACGGCCTGAGTAGGAAATTCTGCTTGATGGTCACCCGCGTCAACGCCTCTTCGACGGTCAGCCCCTCGAAGTAGTCGTATGCGGAGTTCGTGAGCGGCAGCTGAGTGTCGCCGTCGTAATAAAACAACGCCGGCACCTGCTCTCCCGAGACGGGCTCGAACGACCACTCAGGGATTCGATCGAGCGGAGAGAGCGCTTGATTGGTCGTGAGGACTGCATACTCAAGCGTGACCTCGACGTGATACGGGTTGTCGCCGAACGTCTCGTTCATCACGATCTTGCGGAGCTTGAGAAAATCAAACTCCGGGTGAGCCGCACCCCACAGCCCGCCTCCCACGGCAGCGACAACGTCGAGGTTTGCCGTTGGGCTGACGGTCGCCTCGTCGTCGAGGATCACGACGAAGCGGCGCTTCGCCACGGTGGACTCGCCGATAGCGCCCTCGATGGTGCGACCAAGTTCGCGAAAGCTCACGACTGACATCAGAAAATCTCTGCGGGTGTGTTTCGGTATCCGGCCGTCGCGCCGATGATCGCCTGCCGAATGAGCCCCAGCTGCTTGGTCTGCAGTCGCGCCTCGATGAGCCTCGGGTCTTGGGCCGTCGCGCCGAGCCCGAGCACGAGCGCCGCTCCCTCTGCCGTGCGTATGTCGGCGGTCTGCACAGTCCCCTGCACAGGACGGGACAATTCCGCACGGCGTGCCATCTCTGCATTCGCGAGGGCGACGGAGGCGAGTGCGTTGTTCACGGACTGCAGCGCCTGCCGCTGTGATCGGGCGACCTGCTGCTGCTGCTCTGCCTCGGCGTTGGTGATGTTCCGGCCAAAACCAGCCGCGTTCCGCAGGCCGCCGCCGCCGCCGAACTGGCCGTTTTGCTGCGGAGATCGCGCTGACGAGATTTGCTTTTCGATGGCCGCCGCCTGCCTCAACTGCCTTATTCGCTGCGTGCCGGCCTTGGCGGATCTGAGGTCTCCCTTTTCGCGGGCACTCTCGACTTCTGCCTCCTCTGCCTTGATACGGTCCTCAATAGCCTGGACGTTCTGAATCGCTTCTGTTTTTCGTGCCTCCAATTGCGTTGCGTACTGCAACTCGGTTCGCTGACGCTCGTCCAGCTGTGACTGCAGGTACTGCTCGACACGCTGCGCACCTTGCAACCGCTGGTTGAAGATGTCCTGCTGCCGCTCGACTTCTCGGTCGTATGACTCTTTGGTCAGGATGCCGTCCCGGACTTGCGATTGGGCTGCCGCAACGCCATTGCGAAGCCCTTCTGCAGCAATGGCACCAACGCGCCCGAAATCCTGCGTCTTTGCTATGAGGTCCGAGACGCTCTTGCCCGTGGCGTCAAAGGCTTTCGTGAACCCGTCCGAAAAACCTTGCTCCGAGGCAGCCTGCGTGTCTTGCAGTTTTGCTTGCAGCTGGTCAAGTTGCGCCAGCCTTGCGGCAGCAGCGTCGGCCGCAGTCTTGTCGTTGGCATTACGTGCGGCTGCCTGCTGCTCCTGCACACGAGCCTGCTCGCGCTCGACGGCGGCGATGTCCTCGGCGAGCTTTGACTGAGCGTCGTTGGTCTTCGTCAGCCCCTCGATGCGTTTTGCGTCCGCGTCGGCCTGCTTGGCGGCGGCATCGGCAGCTTCTTGCCGCGTGGCCAACTCTTTGTTGATAGCCTCGTTGACCTTGTCTTGCGCCACCTTGATGCGGGCGATCTCTTCTTCCGTCATTCGCAGCGGGTCTTCGACAGCCGCGACAGCAGCTTCAAAACCCCGCATTGAATCAGTGACGGCACTGCCTTGGTCGACGACGCCACCGAAGAAGACGTCAAAGCGCTCTCGGGTCTTCTCGATATTCGTGGCGATCTGAAACTCGGGGGCTCGCTCACGCTGGATACGCTCTTTTAGCCCTTTTACGAAATCCTCTGCAGCCCCAGCGCCAGCGGCCTCTGGTGACGCATTGCCGCCGCTGAATGCGTTTGTAACTGCCTGAGCGGCGTTGCCTGCCGCCTCGTTGATGTTTTTGATGTTGTCAGCAGCCGCCTGCTTTCCAAAGTCGGCGAGACCCTTACCAAACGCCTCAAGATCTGTGCTGACCCATGCCCCAAGGCCCTCAAGAATTTTCCCCATCCCAATGATCAGGCCATTTACCACAAGCTGAAACCCGTTGAACAACCCCCTCAGGATCTCCGTCACAGCGGTCAGCGATTCTGTGACTGCATCGAATGTGGTGCTCGCCGTTGTAAGCGGAGACAGCCACTCAGTGAAACTGGCCACGAACGAATCAAACACGCCAGCGAGGTAATCGGCACCCTGTAGCAGCACGTCCGTGATGGCATTAGCGATTCCGGTGCCGCCAGTGCCCTCGGTGCTCGCAAAGTTCTCAACGAAACGCAGGAACTCGTCAGTCACCGCGGTCACGACCGGAGCAAGATTTCCCTCCACTTGGCCGATGATGCCCTGCACCGTCGCCAGAACGAGATCAAAACCGTCGTTCATTGAGGCGACGTTTTCAACTTGAGTCTCATTGACGATGACGCCGAGGCGATCCGCTCGAGCACGGAGTTCCTCAATGCTGTCAGCACCTTCGCGGAACAGTGGAGCCAGGGCCGCCCCTTGCTTGCCGAACACCTCGACGGCAGCGGCAGCACGATCCGCCGCCGTCGGCAGCTGCGATATCGCCTGACCGATCGCGGAGAACTGCTGCTCTGGAGACAGGGCGCGAAGCTCCTGCACCGACAAGTTGATGTTTCGGAGAGACTTGTCGAGCGCGTCGCCCGGCGTCGCCTTGCCGATGTTCACAGACAGTTTCTGAATGGACGCGCCGAATGCTTCCGTGTCCACGCCGGCCAGCTTCGCGGAGACGGCATACCCCTGCAAAGCCTCGACGCCGATGCCCGTCCTCGCCGAGAAGTCGTTGAGCGTGTCGACTGATGAATTGACCGAACCAACTAAGCCGCTGATCTGGCTCGTCACGCTCGTGAATGCGTTGCCGAGGGCTCGCACGCCGTCAAAGAGCAGGCGGCCGATTTCAATTTTTGCGAGGATGCTGACGTTGTTGTTGAGTCGCTCAATGTTTTTGTCGGTCTTCGCTGCTTCCGAGCCCACGCCGTCGAGGTCCGACTTTGCCTTCTGTGCCGCCCGGTTGAATTGCTCCTGCGTCAGCCTGCCAGCGTCCAGATGCTGCGTGAGTTCTTGAATCTGCTGGTCGTACTTTTCCTGCGGAGTCAGGTTCGCCGCAATGATGCGGGCCGCAGAAGCGGCAGCGTCGGCACGCTCTTTCTCGACGCCAGTGGCACGCTCTGACGCACGGACGAATGTCTCTTGCGAGATGGCCCCACGCTCTAGGAGGTCTTGCAGCCTGCCAAGCTCCTCGGCCCGGCGCTCCTCTTCGCTGCGAACCTCGCGGGTGACACGCAGCCCCTCCTCGAACGCAGCCGCAGACGCCTTGGCCTCTTCTGTCAGCTTCCCGAATGCCGCGGCGTATTGCTCCGGTGCGACAACGCCGTCCCGCAACTGCTGGGCGAGCGTTTCAAACTTCGCCGCGAACTCCTCCTGAGCCCTGCCCGCAGCCGCCGTTTTATCGGCAAACGGCTGAAACACAGCCGTGGCTTTCTCGGCCTGCTTGCCGAGGCTGTCGAGCGCACGATCGACAGGCGTGAGTGACTTCGCCAGCCCGCTGGCGTCGCCAGTGACCTTGAGTGCGAGTCCGAGAATGTTCGCCATTAGCCACCACCTAGCGCCGACTGCAGCATCTTGATCTGTGCGAGCATCTGATCCTCGTGCTGCGGCGGATGCTCAATCGGGTTGAAGTCTTCTGCGGACGGTGCCTGTCCTCGTGCTGAATACGGTGCAAGAATCGCACTCACCTCGAGCCCTGTCTGTCTCCACGGATCTGGCAACGCCTGGAAGTACCGCGTGTAGGCCATCCACTCGGACAGCTCGCGAGAGTCCATCCGCACGCACAGTTCGCCGACCGTCATTTTCAGGTGCCCCGCCAAAGCGAAGATGAACCTCCGCGTCGGCGAGACACTCAGGTTTTCCCCAGCTGCTCGACATCCGCCTCCGTCATGTTGTTGTGTTGGAGCGCCTCGTCGAAGAGTCGGCCCATGACGGCTCCACTCTTGTTCGCCAGCGCGGCGACCTGCTCGCGGGTAAAGAGCAGCTCGCCCTTCTCGTTGCAAAGCACCCTGCACAGGTACTCGGTGCGGAAGTTCTCCACACCAGTGTCTCTCTTGCCCATCCACAGCCGCTCGTAGGAATCACGCTCGCCGACGCTCATCACGCGAATGTAGGCGTCGCCGCCCCACTCGCGGATGGCGACCTTCTTAAGCCCGAGGTCGTCGCTTGCCAGGATCTGCTCTGCCGTCAGTGCCATGCTTGTCTCCTAGATGGGTGCCAATCGCAGCGTCACTGTGTTCCTCTGCACATCGTTGAGCTTCTTCTCGACGACGAGTCGCTCGAAGATCGCTTTGTGAGTGAACACGACGCCTGGCCCCGAGACCTCAAACGTGGCGCGCTTGCCGTAATTGGCAACGCTACAGTTGTGCGTCCCGAGGCACGCTATCTCTATAGTGCCCAGGTCAAGCGCGAACGCACTGCCGGCTGGAGCTTCACGCGAGATCGGCAGATTGCCGCCGAGCGTGACCTTGAAGTCAGTGACCTCAGTGAACGCAACGCTATTCCAGGTCACGGTCACGCCAGCAGCATAGACAGCCATGACGGGATGCCTCCGTCACGACGATCAGCGTGCGACCTTGAAGACCGCCTGGCCCTTGATGACGTCGTTTGTCGCGAATGTCACCGACGAACTGACGACCGTGGCATTCTTCGACAGGAACGTCGCCCCGGCGTGCGTGATCGACATGGCGGCGCTGGAGGCATCCGCGACAACAGACTTGCCGAGATAGTCAATCGTGATCTGGCGGCCCGTGTCGGTGGCGTTGCCGGTCAGCGGGCGGTCCATCGTCTCGACGGAGTTGCCAGCAGTGAGCCCGAGGTGCGACACGTCGATGGGGTTGTCGGTCGCCGGATCGGCCAGGTTGTAAACGATGTTCGTGACGGTGAAGGCCGTGCCGCCGAACGTGAACACTGTCCCCGCACCGTCATGAGGCGTGATCGACATAGTCAACTCTCCTGCCAGAGAATGCCGTAGATTTGTTGCACTGTGTAAACCGGCGGGAGGTCGCCGCCGGCCAACTGGGCGAATCCGTCGCTCTCGTTTTCGAGCGACACACGCGCCACAGTCACATTTTCCAATGTGCCCCCCCAGCCATCCAGAGATTGCCTGCACTGGTCTGCGATATCTCTCGCGGATTCGTAGGTCTCTGCGAAGATGTCGACCGAGAGGCTTACTGTTGGCGTGCCGATCGGTCCCTTGAGGGACTGTGCTCGCTCGACCGCCACACGACGCCACGTCACGAACGGCAGGGCCGCCGTGGCCGGTGCAATGACGGGATAGATGCGGGTGCCGATGAGGGCGGTCACCCCGGCTGTCGCGACGAGACGGCTGCGAACGGCAGCTTCTGGTGATTTCAGCGGCATCGTCAGACTCCAGAGAGGGTGCCTTCGCCGCGGAACGTGAGCGTGCTCAGTGCTCGCTCCAGGCTGATTCGCAGCTCCTGCTGCAAGATCGACGCCACCTGGCTCTGCGATTGTTCAAACGCAGTGCGAACAGGCGGGCGTCCTGCACGGCCGCCCACGGGCGTCGGTGCGATCACGATGGGCGTTTTCGACTTGCGGAAAAACGCACCCGGATAGGGCGGGTCAGTCTGCACGCGGCTGTTTCGCTGGCGGATCAGGTCGAATGGCCCGAGGCTCTTGAAGCTCGACGCGATGTAGGCGTTCTGTCCCTTGACCGTGTGGACGACGCCCTTGCCTTGGACGGTCTCCTGCCGGCCCATGCGGGTTCGCACGAACGGCACCGTCGGGCTTTTCCGCTGGTACGGTTTGTTTGAAAACTTGCCGAACACACGCTGCCGCGTGCCGTACTCGATGAGCCACTGGTGGTTGGCACGGTCACCGACAGACGCACTAGAGACACGGACCTTGCCGCCGGCGGCACTGCGAGAATCCTGCCTGTTGGCCCGGCGATAGCCAATCAGGCCGACGGCGGCACCATCACGCGGGTACGCCTTCACCAAGTGCGAGGCCGCGGCCTTCAGATTGCCGGTAGGGCCGACAGGCGATAGTTCACGCAGCCGCAGATACGCAGGGTAGATGGCTTTTTCTAGGGCATCCTTGAGAGCCTGGGCGGTGAATCTCTTATCGCCTAGCCCGCGGATAGCGTCCCCGACCCGCTTGAGGTCGGGAAAGTCGGCCGAGATGACGATGCCGGCTGTTGCCATCTAGGTGTTCTCCTGGCAGATAGCCTCGTGCTCACTGCGGTTGCCGTGCTCGAGCAGGCTGACAATCTCCAGCGTGCGAGACCGCCACGAGAAGCGATGCGACTGCGTCAGGCCGGGCAGATACCGCAGCCGCACGCGATGGCTGATCGCCGTCTGGCTCTGCCCTGCCGTGATCTGCTCGCGTGCCGACACGCCCTCCACGCTCGCCCAGACGGCTGACGAGTCGGACCACGTCAGCACCGTCTCGCCGAGGGCATTGGTCGTGCCACTGGCGACCTGCACCGTGACACGCTCGCGGAGCTTGCCAGGGTCAATCATCGGTACGAGCCCCAGCGTTGAGCGTCGAGCATCGCCTTCGCACCGAATGGGATCTCATTCAACGCCCCGGCATCGGCCGCCAGCCGACGCTCGTACCAGTGCCCAACGAGCATCAGGATGGCGTTGCGGACGCCCTGCGGCACGTCGTTTCCAGACGAGCCGCGGCCTGCCCACCACGTCACAGTGACGGCGTTGTAGTCCATGATGTGACCCGGCCACGCCCCGCCGTAGTTCGTGCGGATCACGCCCGGCGTGCTGTCCCGGTCCACGCGGTACTGCGTCGATGACAGCGTTGCCGTCGTGCCTGTCTCGTCGAGCGTGTACGTGACCGTGACGGCAGTCGTCGTGCCGGCAGTTGCCATCGGCGGACGCGGCAACTCAATCTCGACGGGAAACCCGTCCATCTTCATGGTGAGCTGCTGATGGACGAGCGACTCGTCCATGTACGCCTCGACCCACTCGCGGGCCGCCGTCACCAGCGACGCGATGTAGGCGTCGTCGGTCGTGGAGTCGACCCGGCAGTGGCCCTTCGCCTCGGCCAGCGAGACGGGCTCAACTATCGGCTGCGTGACCGTCCGTATGCTGCGGTAGTTCAACGCTTCGCTCCTTGGGAGGTCGCCCCCGCCGCCGCGGAGTCAGGTCCGCAGACTCGCCGCCAGGCTCAAGTGCCGCCGTCTCGATCAGGTCGGCCTGCCGATCCGCTACGGCAGTGCCCTCGGCGATGAGCCGACGAGCCACTGCCTCGTCGCAATCGACAACGTCGCCCGGCCGGTAGGTCGAGTAGTTCCTCAGAAACTTGATTTTCACGATTGGGGTACGCTCCATGCAGTGTCGGGGGCTTTCAGCTTGCTCGTGAACTCAGTCGTCCACTGGAAAACAGGCGAGCTGAGATCCTTGCCGGGCCACGTCACGACGTACTCGCCGTGGCCGAGAATCACTCGCGGAGTAACGAACACGCGGTTCCCGCTGTCTCGCCAATTTCTCCAGAAGTAGATGTCGTCATCGAGGCGACCGTCGTTCCAGGTGCCGTCCTCGGAGGGACGCGACCAGAACCACGGCTTCTTGCACCGCTTCAGCGCCGCCGTCGACAGCACCGTCAGGCCGAAATGTGCGGAGTCCACTTCCTGCACGGGCTCACCGAACCAACTGGCGGGCACCGTCGTGCTGCCGGTCGCGGGAGGATTGTCGAGCGTGCCCTTGAGCGTGAGCATCGGCCGGCCGTCTTCCCGCTTGGTCTGCAGCCCGGTCAGTGCGTCGCACTGAAACGTGAGCGCCATCGTGAAGAGATGCTCAACGTCGGCCCTCGTGAAGAACGTGTCGTAGTCGATGGTGAGGATGTATTCGCATTTATCAATGAACTGTTCGAAGATCCTGCTGTTCACCTGCGACCAGAACGCACCAGTGCCCATCGTGGGGCGAATGCCGAGAGGCATGAGTGCCTGAGCCCACGCGAAGTGGTTGGCGGTAAAGCTCAACCGCGGCATCGACAGCACCGCCTCGACGCGAATGTCTGCCTCTGTGTTCCCCACCTTGACGATCATTCTGGCACCTCGTGAAAAAGGAAGCGGCTGGCGGGGATTGCTCCCTGCCAGCCGCCCAGAATGACGATAGTGTCAAGCGATCAGGACTCGACCGAGACCTTCACGCCCTTGCCGGTCGCGTCGACCGGGCCAGCCTCGCCGCGGCCGAGCCGAGCCGAGACCACGATCACCGTGTCGGTGTTGGGGCTCGCCACCACCCGGAGATAGCGCTTCTTGCCGCGAAGGTCGATGTCCAGCCGCGAGACGGTCATCGTGTCCGTCACGGTCTGGCCGGCGTAGGCCGCCGGCTTGAGGTCGCCCGAGAAGCCCGAGACGGTGGAGTAGGTGCCGGTGCTGGCATCCGACTCCGTCAGGGTCAGCGTCTGGAACACGCTCGACGTCGACGCCGCAGGGCCGGCGATCACGTCAATGGACGCATAGGCGTAGCCCAGCGTGTCGAGCGTCAGGGTCGCGGTCTGCGAGGACGTGTAGACCGCGCCCTTGCCGGCCGCAGCGGACTTCGTAGCAGCAACGTGGTTCATCTGTCAGAGTCTCCTAGGAAGGGGGTGTTGTTCAGCCGAACTTGAGGGCGACCACCGGGCCAGCCTTGGTGGTGGAGCCGAGGTCGTGGGCGACGATCGCCACGCGAGCGGTCGCGAAGGTCAGCGTCTGGTCGTACTCGATGAACCGGCTGCCGTCGGTCTTGATCGTGACCGCACGCCGCTCGCCGTAGGTCGCCGCCTGGCTCATGTCGCCGAAGAGGCAGGCCACCGTGCCGGTCGTTCCGGTGAGGGCCGACTGAAGCGGATGGCAGAGAACGACCGGGAAACCGAGGAACTGGAGGTTCGCACCGCCAGCGATGTCGGTGGCGTTGTTGCCGGCGTTGGCAACCATCAGCCGCAGCATCGACGAGCCGTACCCGGCCGGGCTGATGTAGAACTTCGCCGACCGCCGAGCGAACAGCGGAAGCCGAGCCACGAGGTTCGTGAAGTCGGTCAGCGTCAGGGCGTCGAACGTCGTGCGGCTGGTCGCCGTCACCACGCCAGCGGAGTGGGTGCCGTCGTTGATGGCGGTCGCCACGCCCGTCGTCCCGTGGTAGGTGCTGCCGCCGTCGCCGATGAGGCCCGCGTTGTCGAAGGCTTCCGCGAACGACTGCGCCACCTCGACGGCCATCGCGTCGGCCAGGTCCACCACGGAGTCTTCAAGCAGGCTGTTGGGCACGCGGTTGTCGATGCCCCACAGCTTCGCCACGAGGTTGACGTTGTCGAACGTGACGTCGCTGGTCGTCGGAGCAGCGTTCTCGCCGATCGGCCGAGCCGACAGGCCGCCGGTGCGACGGGCGACCAGGATGCTGTCCGTGTTCATCGAGACCCGACGGAACTCCGACGGAACCACGCCGAACTCCTCGACGAGCCGGATGATCTCGCTAGACAGCTCCTCGCTCACGAGGACGCCGCCGAGCGAGTTGATGCCGCCCGCCTGGGCACGGCTCTCGACGCCGTGATCGCGGCACCACCGACGAGCCTCCTCGTCACCGAGCACGAAGCCCTTGAGGTGCATTCCGGCACGGTAGGCACGCTCTTCGGCGTTGGGGCCGGTGAAAGCCTTGAGCTTGCCGGTCGCACGGGGGACGGCGTAGTGTCTGGCTTCCACGGCGGACTCCTTGGTCTCGGGGGCTTCGGTCTTCTCGACCGTCTTGGCGGGAGCGGCACGCTCCAGAACGGCACGCAGTTCGACTTGCTTCGCCTCGATCCGCTGGAGCAGCTCGATCTGCTCGCGGAGGCCAGCGGCACGGGTCTCGAGCGAGCGGAGGGACGCCTCCTGCTCGGCACTCATCGCGGGAGCGTCACCTTCGGAGGGCATCTCCGAGGTCGCTTCCATCTCGGCAACCACCGCGGCGAGTTCGTCGAGCAGCTTCTTGAGCTTGTCCACGTGAAGACTCCTGTGTACGGGATGGGCGACGCTTGCCGCCCGCACCTTCAAAACTACGGAGAGACCCCGCGACCCTTGCAGTGAAAGGGCGGCGAGAGTAAACGAATCAGCCACCCTTCAGCCGACGGACCTCAACCGCATGGAGCACGTGCTTGTCCGTGCAGCCGCAGGCGCGGCACCGCAGGTACCGCACCTGATAGTCGCCGTGACGCTGGCTACTGGCGATTTCCAGCCTGCCGCGGCGGCAACTGCATGGGTCGTTCGTTCTAGCGGCCATGCCTGCGGAGGTACTCGCGGAGGTCTGCGGCCCGTGCCTGCACCGCCAGGAGCCGGGACGAGTTGGCGTCACGCTGGCTGCGGAAGGCGTTGAAGGATCGCTGGGCTACGCTCACGTCGGCGTCGGGATAGGCTGGGAACGTCACCGGGCCAACGTCGATCAGCGAGTCGATCTTCGTCACGGTGCGGATACTGCGACCGTCCTCGACGCTCCAGGCTTCGCCGCCCGGCGCGATCTGGAAGGAGAACGACGAGCCACGCACGATGCCCGCGTCGATGTTCGCAGCGAGGTCGCGGCCGTAGGTCGTGTCTGGCACGGGGAACTCGTACCGCAGCCCGATGTCGTCCACGTTCATCCGCAGCGTGCCGGGGTACCGAGCGAGCGGATAATTCGCGTCGTGGTTCCACAAGGCTCGCGTCTCCAGCGCTTTCTTGCGCCCACGCCGCTCGGCGACGATGCCAAACGCCTGCGGGTCAATACGCTCTACGAAGTCACCGAGGTCAAGCGAGTTCACGCCGAACTTTGCGGCGTAGCCGACGATCCACCGCGACTCCGCGGCACCGTCCTCGGAGCGTGACTCCACTCGGAGCAGCGGCAGGTCGGCGGACTCTTCCTCGTACAGACTGCGTCGCTCGATCATGCTTCGGTTCTCCTCGTCTGCGGCGTTCATTTGCTCAACTAGCTTGCGACTCCACGCCCACCCTGGATCGGAGCCCCACAATGCCCACGCGATCCGCCCGTTGCTGGGGAAGCCCGGCTCGCCGGGACTCCAGCCTTCACCTTGCTTGTCGATCTCGTGCCGGTCGAAGTACGCCTTCATCCTGCGAGCCGTCTCGGGGCTGATCGTCGTGCCGTTGCTCAGGTCGCGTCCGCGAGCCACGCCGACTGCCGTGCCGCCTCGGCCGTATTCGCTTCGCCATGCCAGCCCCTTCGCCGCCTCCTCCCTCACGCCCGCGGGCGGCGTGAAGTCAATGTGGTCGTACCTAGCCACGCTTCCGCCCCTTCCGCTTGGGCTTGCCGTAGGCGTTCTCCTCGACCGGCGGCGGCTCGGGCAGCGGGTCGATCTTCGTGAGCGTCGACACCTTGTGCCCGACTTGCGTCTCGGTCGCCTGCCAGCCGCCAGCCACCTCTTCGTAGAGCGTGATGAGGGCGGCAGGATCTTCTTTCGTAGCGTCGATCTTGAAATCGGTGCCGGGGATGTCGAGCGTGCCGTAATCCATCACATGGTCAATCCGCCCGCGAGCACGGCCGCCCGAGGAATCCCACGACACAAAGTCACCTTCCGACACGGTGCCCGGCTGGGCACGCTGCTCGCCCCGGATGAACTGCGGCGAGTCATCCACCCACACGTCCACGCTGATCCCAGCCTCCTGGGCGGCGTCAGCCTTGAGCGTGTCACCACCCACGAGCAGCACGTCGGAGAACGACTCGGCGTAGTCGCCGAGAGATGAGATCACCTCCTCTCGATCTGACTCTGGCCTGCGAGAAATCATCACCACACGATTGCCGTCCGCGACCGCCTTGCGGGCGAACTCCCCCCACAGCTGCGGATCTGCGGCGAATGTCCGGTCAAAGTCGATGCTGACGGTCATCGCTCGCGCTGCCAGAACTGGCTGAGGCTGGGGATCTGGCAGCGGTTCCGGCTCCGGTGCCTGCACGCCTTGCAGGATTGTCTCGACCCGTGCGGGCGACAGCACCGGGAACGCTGCCGCGATGATGGCACGGGCCGCGTCGATGGAGAGCATCCCGTCAGTGATTTGCTTCACGACCGTCAGGAGCGACGACACCTCTGCCGTTGTCAAACTGGTCTCGCTCGCGGCCACCGACTCGGCTGGCTGGCCTTGCTCTGCCGCAGCGATGCCGCCCTCGACCGCCTGGCCGTCGATGCCGCTGCCGGGCTGCTGCTGGGCGAGCACGTCGCCGACTGACGGTGGTGCCCCAAGCGCCCCCATGTTCAGCGGCCGATACCGCTCGTCGCCGCCTTCGACCGGGTCGAGGTTCTCGCTCGCCCTGATGTCGTTGGTCGACACGACGCCGATGTCCCACATCGCACGGTAGTACGCCGACCGACTGGCAGCATCGCCACGCAGGAGACCCCGCACGTCGAACTCGACCAGATACCGCTCGTCGTCAACGATGAGATCCCGCATGAATGCCGACTCGAGACGCCGCAGCCACGGCATGATCGTGTGCGTG